GGATGCCGAAGGCCACGTATTTAACATCGCCGGGCGAGCCGCTAACGGTGCGCCACTGGCCGCGCTCCCAGTGAATGAGGCAGTTAATGGTCGTGTCGAAAAATTGCTGAAAATCGACAGGACTTCCCGGACGTGTCGATGTGGGACCGTTCTGAGGGATGCTGTTGAAAGGCACCCAGTTCGTTCCGTTGAATTCATACCAGCCAATCGGGTCCCCGCGGCTGGGGTTCGTGTCCGTCGGGTCCTGGGTGGTGCGCAACCACACGTTAGGATTGCTGGAAGGCGGGGTCGTCGCCTGCTCCCAAAAGGACGGCGTGAAGCTGGCCGAAATGTCCAGCGGGATATACCGCTTGGTAGCCGTGTCGAAGACCCACCATTGCGTTCCGTTTTTCAACCACGGGCCGACGTTGCTGGTCGGTTCCGCGTCGCCAGTGAAAAAGAAATTCGTTCCGCTGGGGCTAACAATCCGCATGCGCCGGACCATCGCCACGCTAAGTTCCTGGGGAGTGCCGCTGAAATTGGCCGGTAACTGGGCCATTTCAAGGATTAAATTCGTTGCGTTAAAAGCCATAGGTTATGGGAGTGTTAGAAGATAGCCCTTGGTAAGGCCCGAGTGGGTCCCAAAACCGACTATCTGATTGTGGTTGTTTGTAAACTCTGCCGTGAAAATCGCGGTCCAGGCCGGGTCAATAGAGGCAAGAATAAGGCCAAGGTCGAAAGTCGCGCCGTTCTTATACAGAAAAACCTTGCTGTCCATTTCTCCGACAATCCAACCGGCGCTGTTGATGGCATTGGCCTGCCCCTGGGTAGTCCCGGAGAGTTTCGGAAGAAACACCGGCCCGCCGAGGATGGTCCAGGAGAAGGCCACGAAATTTCCGAGGCCATCATCACAGGACCCGACAACGATGTTGCTGTCATTGAGCGCTATCGGGTCCACTTCTCCAGAAAATCCGGTCATTATGGTCCCCACGCCCCCGCCGATGCTTATGAAGCCGCGAGGAAATCCGTCCGTCACGTTGTTTGTCGAAACACCCACGATGTTTCCCGAGGAATTGATTGCCACTGGCTGGCAAAGTCCCGGAGGGGGCTGCCCCGCGTCGGTTTCTACGGGCGTCACGTCTGTTAGGACCCCGGCGATAGCTCGAAAGGCGTGCTGTCGTAAATTATCGGGGTCCAGGTCGGAGCCCACCCAGTAGGTCCCGGAAATAGCAATCTGGTGGGACGCATTCATCATAACCGGAAGGGCCTGCGGCACGGTCCCGGCAAAAGTGGCAGGAGAGCCTTGGTCCGTGAAAGTGTTAGTATTCGGGTCGTAGATATACGTTTTTTGCTGGCCCGCGGGATTCTTGTAAAGCAACAAAAATCCGGCTTCGTCAATGTCAACGATACTCCCGTTGTCAGAGTTTCCCAGATTCCGATATTCCGGGGCTACCGTATCATACCACACGAAATTTTGATGTGCGTCCCCGGCGATGTCCTCTTCAATCCCAATGATGCCGGAGGAATTGGCAACCCGCCCCACGCCGGAAGTCCCACCGAGGGTGTGCCCCTGGTCGCGAGGGTCATGCGTCACCCCGTTGAAAAAATATCCAGGGCGAAGAAAGTTGATTACTCCAGCGACGTATGCGTTACTCATGGCGATAAATCGTAGATGGTTGTCATGTCGATTACTTCAACCGAGGCCGGTGTAGGCGCTTGGGTCGTAAATTGTTTGTCATCACCGAAGGCGGTGCCCGAACTGTTAGTAGCCACAGCCCGGAAGTGGTAAATCGTGCTGCCGGTAAGTCCTGAAATCGAGAACGAAAAAGGAACGAGAACTTCGCCGCTGCCAGCCGAACCTGGGGTAGTCGTGTTGCCATAAGCAACCGTAAGTCCCCACTGAAAATACACGGTGGTTTCGCTGCCTTCCGGGTTCGCTTCCCCGTTCAGGGTTGCCAGGGTCTCACCAATGGCGCTGGCCGCATCGGTCTGCACAAACGGAGGGTTCGACTCCGAGATACAGGACGGCAAGCTTAACGGGGTTTCGCCGTCCGCGGTAATCGCAGAAATTCGGAAGCACCCGCCCCCAAAAGTGGACGTGTCGAAAGGTGGGTTGGGGATACACTCCGCGACAATCGTGTAACTGCCGAACGGGTCGCTGGTGTCCGCCTTGTAAACGCTGTAGCAAAGCGCACCGGGATACGCATCCCAACTCAGAAAAAAGTTTCCAGTGCCACCGAAGACCAACCCCGTCGGAAATGCCTGGGGAGTCAGCGGATTGAGGACGATGACCGGCCCGCCGCTGGACGAAAAAAGTGCCTCACACACCGGGGGGCTAATATAGTCAATCCGGGGCTTGCGCAAAAACAGGACATCCAGGGCGTTGTTCATTAGAATCCCTCCCCAAGGCTGAGGATTGGAGGGAGCGCCGCGGAAACTTCCACTTCCGCCATTCGCGTAGCGATTATGTTAGCCACACGGTCGGCGGCGGCTTGGCTTATGACGCTCTCCGCGGTCCCAATCCCGATGGCGCTAACTCCCTGGTCGGTCACCGTGACGGTCTTCGCGGACACGAAATGTGAAATATCCTTGACAGCCAATTCTTCCGAGGCCACGATGTCGCTGCTGTTGTGCTCACCGGCCCCGTCGAACCGCACACAATTAAAAGGCTTCTCGTCCTGACACGCATCCGGGCTTCCGCTAAAGTCTTCCGGCGTGGATAGCGCCCACGAGCGGACCCAGCGGACCGTAGCCGGGCCTTGTCCCACAACGAGCAATTGAAAGCTGTTGTCGATGCCTTCCAGATTTGGAGACTCTGTCGGGCAACTTCCAGTTTCGTTGCTTGTGCTCTGTTGATTCGCGTCCTGGGTTCGCGTCAGGCGTTCCTGGGGCTTCCATTCGTAAATAGCGGTGGTAGCAACGAGGGGCCGGGCGTTGGACAGGCTGCCCTTGCTGACTGAAATCTTTTTCGCCAGGATGGCTTTGTATTCTCCCCGGAGACCACCCGCCACAAACACGCCAAGGTTAAGGTCCTCCGCAACGCCACTCAGGGCGATGTCGGCCCACTGAAACCGGCAGTCGGAGCCCGGAACTTTTTGCGCCTGGCTGGTCGCGCCGAAGTAACCGCGGGACTCGAAGGCCCAAGTAATCGGGCATCCGTTGTCGAGCCGGTCGGGGATGAACGCCTCCCACAAACGATTGTTGCCGTCCTCGTCAACGCTGACGTGATACATTTTTTCGGTGCCCGCGATGACACCCCCCACCCACTGAACGGGCCGGGTGCCGAGCCAGATGCTACTCCACGAGGGGCCGCTGGAGTTGCTCAGGGTCTCATAAGAAACGTCGTTTAAACACCACGTATGCTTGTTGTAATAGTCGCCGCTGGGGACCGAGCACAAGGCAAATTGTCCGTATGTCCCCATCGCGACAAGGTCCAGGTTGTCACTCACGCGCGATTTGGACACCATCATTTCGTTGTCACGAATCGGAAGGCGAGTGGACAGCTTGCCAGCGGTAGCGAAGTCAAAAACCACCACGCCCTGGGCGCTGAACCAAACCAACTCTGCAAAATGATTGACAACGGCACGCGCGCCGACACAGCCGGTTTGCAGAACTTCAACCTGAAACTGGTCGGTCGTCGGCCACAGAGACCGGTCGCGAATGTTGGCCTGGATGACCGTCGCGTTGTGGTCGGTGAAGATAATAAGTTGCGGGGACTCAAGGCTTGGCGTTTTCGCCATCGCGGTAACGTCGCCATCGAACTGAAAGCCCTGGACATTACCGAGATAAATCTGCTCTCGAAAAGAAAACGGGTTGCTGATGTCGCTGGCATAAACAATGTTGTTCACAGCCACCCATAGCCGGTCGCCCACCCACTCCATCGGCCCACCCATCGGGGTCTCGAAAGGGTTGTCCCGAATATGGCCGGAGTTGCTGCCGTCGAAGAATGCCGGAGCCGTGTTGCCGCCGTCCTGGATGAACATCACGTTGCGGGGGTCGATAACTTCAATCGCCGACGTGAAGCTATTGTCCACGCGACGGGCCGATTGAACTGCCTGCTTGAAAAAGACTTGCTTTGCCCAGGGGAGCATTAGGATGTTAGGAACCTGGGAGAACTGAAGGAACGGATACGGCGCGGTGTAAACGATTCCGTCAATCACGATTATGAACTGCTCCAGCCCGGACTTGGGACGAAAAATAGTTCCACCCTGAAGGTTACCCATCGGAAACGTCACCAAACAACGGTAGCCGGGGCGGCAAGAAAGCACCCCGCCTACGTTGATGGTGTTAAAGCTGTTCCAATACTGCCCGAGCGGAAGCTGGCCAGGGTCCATGCTTGACTGCATCCCTTGGAAAAAGGTGCCATCATAATCGAACAGGCGATTTCCAGCGGCGGACATAATTATCGGATGTCGTAATCGTGTTTGTCACGCGGGTTATTTCGGTCGATGACCTGAATCGGCATATACGTCGGGGGCTCGATTTTCAACTGGGCCTCGATTTCAAGACGGGACGCGTCCGCCTCGAAGGCGTGGGCATCGCTCACCTGCAAATCGGCGTAGTGTTTCCGGGCCTGCATGCCGAGCAAAAAGGCCATGCGGCTGCGAAGTGGGACGTGGTCAAAACGAGACGTGAAAGTCGGATTCGTTCGCATGTAGGCAATGCGAACCCAGCGAGCGCAACGATTCAATTTGATGCGGCGGTATTGCGGCACCGTTTCGTCGGGCTCATACACAGCCAGGTTGACGCCGGTCGCGCCAGTGCTGTCGGTAGTGGCCAGCCGGATTGAGCCCGCGGATGGCTCTTTAAAAACCCCGGTGATGCGGGAGATTTCGGGGGCCGTGTCGTCGGGGACGGCCACGCCGTAAATCGTCGGCACCCGATAGCCGTTCAGCCACACCCCGTTTTCTTCCCGGCGAAGAACCTGATTATGGCTGTCGTATCCGTAAACGATAAGTTGTTTTCCGTTGTCCTCCGGGCGTTGCAAAAAGGCAACCAACTTTGCCGGGGTGAGCAAATCCCGGTAGGTGCTGTAGTAGGCTCCAAGGTCCTGCCAGGACCGTTCGCAACCCCCCTCGCGCCGGTTATCTCCCGGCCCGTTCAGATGAAAATTAAAAAGTTGGTCGAACCCCAGCGCCGGGCATCCGTCGATGTTGACGGCCAGAATGGTTTCCGCTTCGCGCGGGAGCGTGACGCACTGACTGCCGCAACCGCGCTCATGCTGCGCCAGGTGCTTTTCGTGACAACGACAACCGGCGGTGCAAATGTCCAGATAGCCCTTGAAGCCCTCCAGGTCGGCCTTGTTCGCAATCATGGACACGACATCCGAAGACCAGCGCAGGACTTTAACATCGTCACACACGCCAATGATTTTCTTGGCCTCGTCCCAGGCTGAGTCAAGGGTAAACATTAGTAGTTTTCTTTGTCCTTGCTCTCCATGTGTTTTTCCATGAGAGAGTCGAGGATGTCGGAAACGGCTTTGTCGGAACCACGGGCCGGAGCCTCCGGCTGGTCGTCTTCGTCCCCATCATCGACATCACAGATGCTCTGCACTTCGATGGTGCAGGCATACCAATGCTTGCCACTCTTATCGACGGAACTGGTCTCAGAAGTTTTTCTGAACTTAATCGTCAGTTCGCCTTTGTCCGGCAAGTCCAGTTCCTCCGGGCCTTCGTAATGAAAAGTCGGGTAGTCCGGGCCGCGGGGACTGGCGGCGGAAATCGACATCGGTGAATCAGTTGGATACTCGCGGGCGAGTGAAATTTCTTTGCTCATGTTAAATAGTGCCTGTTTTTGACCGTTAAGACAAGACTAAGCAATGCGGGCCACTGCCACGTCACAAATTTCGATGAAGGGGGTGCTGTGGTCCCACGAAATGTTGATAGAATCCAGCGTCCCGTCGGTCCCCTCGTTGACGGCTACCGTTTGCGCCGACGTGTAGGTATAAGTTCCCAAAACCGGACTGGCTACTTCCATCGTGGACAAAAAACTTGCTACGGACATGTCCGCAGGCACCGCGTTGTTAGCGACGAACAGATTTATGCTGTAGTTGGGGCTTCCTTTTGTAATGTCCACGAAAATAGCGGCCCTGTCCGCTGTCGAGGATGCAGCGCCACAAGGGAACGCTCCGTTCGCGAACAGAACAGCCCCCGTTGTCAAAGTGGAACCAACCCTTTTCGCTGCCGCAAAACTCGTGGCGTTGTAAAAGGTGGTTTGAAAAGCCCAGGTGCCCGTGGTGTAGGCCCCCACGAAATGGGTGGTGGTTGCGTCCCCAAAAAGATTGCTGGTGCCGGAACAAAACCCAATCGCGAATTTTGCCGCAGTCAACCCGCCCCCGGTGTTGCTCATGTGCATTCGGACGCCGACACGCATCGTGGTCCAGCTTGTTCCAAAGTTAAGGGTTCGGGCGAATTGCGAATTTACCATTTGAATCGCATTTTCGGTCACCGCTGAAATCGTTCGTTGTTTAATTACTGATGCCATAATTATCTGTCCACGTATGCGGAAGTCCAGGGACCCCCGTAGTTTGTTCCGCCGTTTAATCCATTAACACTTGCGCCATCTGCATAACTTTCCATGTCGTCCATAGCCAAATTTGCCAAGAGTCCAAATCGGTCAACGTAGGCCGTGATGAACTGCCCGCGTGAATAAGCCATTTGTCCGTTAAGCCCGTTCACTGCTGCGCCATCCGCGTAGCTTTCCATGTCGTCCACCGAAATTATTCCAGTGAATACGTCTTTGTCCACATAAGGGACAGTCCAACTGATAGTAAAAAGATGCGTTCCGTTTTGCCCTCCCTGCAACCCCGTCACCCCAATTCCATCTGGGTAGGACTCCATATCGTCGTTAGGAATGTTTGCCGAAGCTAACGAATGGTTACCCGCCAAAAAAGGAAGGTCGATAATGTTAAGGCCAAACATATTTCAGGCAAATACTTGATAGCAGGCCCGAACATCCGAGTCGTTCGTGCCAAAGCAAGTTACACTTAAAATCCCTTCCGCACTACCCGCCAGGGCGCTAGGTTTCGTGGTTCCCCACTTCCATCCAGCCGGAAAGGTCAGGTTCCGTTGCACACTGTCCCCCACGATGCGAATAGTTACCGCCTTCGGGGCACCCTTGTTGCTGGTCGTAAAAATCACGTCCCCGGTCAAGGTTTCCGTTCGATAACTGTCCAAATCAAAGTCGATGTTAGTCGTCGCCGAGTAGGCCAGCGTAGAATGGGTGTAGGTTCCCGCAGGTCCCGTCGGACCTGTAGCACCTGTGGCACCCGTAGCGCCAGTGGCCCCCGTGGCACCGGTAGCGCCAGCGGCTCCGGCGGCTCCGGCGGCTCCGTTGGCCCCATTGGCTCCGGGCGCTCCGTTGGCTCCAGCGGGTCCTGCCGGTCCTGCCGGTCCTGCCGGTCCTACGTTTCCCGCGGTGCCCACGTCCTTCGGCAAGCATTGTCGCAATCGTTCCACGCCGTCAACTATCGCGAGAACAAACAAACTATCCGGCTCCGTCGTAAAAGGAATTTCTGTTGCCTTCATAAATTATTGGTTTAGAACTAAGGATTCGAGGGCATCATCGACAACCACGTTCCCGAGTTCGTCCTGAAAAAGGTCTAGCACCCCGTCCGGGTTGCCTACAACCAGAACGTATCCCGGCGCGCCCTGGGTCGCATCCCCGCCACGAGGACGGCGACAACTATGCGATAGCTCGCGGTCGATGTCGTGGATGACTGGCGTGCAGCCCCCGCGAGTAGTGCTAGGAGAGTCGGACATACGTCATGCTCGTGCTGAGGGCAACCACATTGAAAATTCCGCCGCCGCTGGCCCGCCCCATAAGCACAAGGGATTGGTTTAGCCCGGTGGTCGTCACCGTGGCGTTGAGAATCACCTGAGAAAATTGATTTGGAACCATCGTGTTGATAGTTTTTTCCGAACCCGGCACGTCTGTCGCCGAAGTGCTGTTCCGCAGTTTAAACAGCACTGCATCGGGGGCCGTAACGCCGCCCAAACCCTCAACGGTGACGACGGCAGAAATCAAATAGGTTCCAACCGCGGGGAGCAAGAAGGCCGGTGCGCTGTTGATGAACGTCACCTGCTGATATGACGCGCTGAGCCCGAAGTCGGTTCCAATCGTGGCGAAGTAATACCCGTTGGTGTGCGTGACGATTTCCCCTGCCGGACCTTGCGGGCCGACGTTGCCTTGCGGACCCTGGGGGCCGGTGATGGCCGCGCCGGGAGGACCCGTCACTATAACCAACTTGCCCGCGGTGATGGTCCCCGAAGCGCCGGGCACCGCCTGCACCAACTGCAAGAAAAGGGTTCCTGAGCCGTCAACCTGGTTCACGGAGTAATACCCCGAGGACCCAATGAAAACATTCGAGTTCGGGAGGATGGCTGGGTTGAAGGCCGCGGAAACCTGGACGTTAGGATTTCCCGCCGTCGGCTGGGTGAAAGAGTGGAGTGTGACCGTGTAGGCGTTATTGCCGTCCGTTCCGGGGTTACCCGCCGGTCCCTGGGGGCCGGTCAGACCGATAATGCCGTCGCCAAAAAGCCGGAGAAAATAGCACGCGAGGCCCTCGTCGGCGGACCGAGGATTACCCGGCAATCCCACGTCGAGATTGCAGGGTAGTGACCAAACGACATTGCCGTTCACTTCCGTTTTGATAACGGTGCCGAAAAACTGCGCGGTGAAGTTCGCAATCTGGCTGGGCAGCGACTCGCACGCGGGCGTGTTGTGCTGACTCCGATGGCAAGGGTTTTCGCACCCGTGCCGAAAATTAACTCCGTCTCCGCAACTTCCACAAGCCATAAATTATTCCTTTCGCAAATGGTCAACCGTAGCCTTAAGTCCTCCGTGCCGGTGCGCGAAAAACCAAAGTAGAACAACGCCGCAACCGACGGACAAAATCAAAAGTTCGTGTCCCACGAGAAGCGAGGGCAGAATGATAAGCGCCACTCCGGCAGCGCAACACGCGGCGCTGGTCGTTACGCTACCCACAACCAGCTTGAGAGGGGGATACACGGCGCTGGCGGCTCCGAAGACGAATAGCGCGACGCCAACCCAGACAACACCAGAGAGCGAACCGAGTTTTGCGGCCATTTCGCGGGCCGTGTCTTTCTGCGCCGCACCGATGACGATTTCGTTGCGTTCGACTGTTCGTTTTCCGTCCGGGGATTGGGTGATGCTCTCATATTTTTGGGTCGTGGGGGATTTGGGATTTTGAGATTGCCGCAACTCACTCGTGAATCCATTCGGTGAGTGAATCACAGCACGCCCCGGTCGGAGCGGAAGGTAAGCGCAGCCGATGAGCAGGTTACACGTCAGGACTGCCGTCAACAGAATCTTTTTCATTGGGAGGGGGGTTTTTCTTGAGCAGTTTGATTTTTCGGATGACGTAAATCGCGGTCACGACGGCCACGACGACTTGGCCGAGCGAAACCAGGGCCGAAAAAATCGGTTGCAGGAGTTCCACCCAACGATGCAGGCCCGCGAGGCCGACGTTGCTAGCGCCGAGCAGAAGTAAAAAATGATGTTCAGCGTCCGGGTTCATTTTGCGAGTATCCTGATAAGGACAAGAAGGATTTTTCGGAGCAACGTATTTGTATCGTCGTCCGGCCTGGGATTCAAATTTTCATCAGCCATAAATTTTTGTTTTCTTTGGAAGAAAAGGACCGCCAGATTTCTCCGGCGGTCCTTTGTTCACCTACCCCTGACCACCGCTGGTTTACAGCGGGAATTGAGCGCCGGGAGGAAGGACGGGAGTGATGGTATCCAAAGGATTACCAACACTGGGAGTCTCGTCGTCGCCACAAACACCGATTTGGGCGAAGCTGTCCGAGCCGCTGAAGGAACTGGCGGTAGTGTCGAGACACGGAACCAGACCAAGGTCGGCTTTGCAGCGCTTGTAAAGCAGCGGAACAATGTGCTGCGGGCGAAGCGGGCGATACGCGCGGGTAATCTGGTATTTGTGCCAGCCGAAGTCACCCCACGTATTGCACTCGTTGTCGATGATGTAGTGCCATTCGAGTTCGCCCATGTGCAACTGTGGCGCGAATCGGAAGGACCCCTCGCCGACATACTTCTCGGGCACGAGCCGCTCGAAGCTGCCGTCGGCAATCAGGATGCCGATTTCGTAATCCGCGCCGAGCCAAACCGGGTTAGGTTTCGCGAACGCAGTGCGCCGGGCCGGGTTGCTGACGATGGTGACGGGGTCAACCAGCGCCAGGGTGCCGTCGGCGTTGAAGCCGGTAGCGCGAAGCGGACGTTGGTCCACTCCGAAGGCAATGCCGCGGTAAGCGGGGGACTGCTCGAAGCTGTAGGCCGTGAGAGTCGTTTCACCCAGTTTGTAGCCGCCGGTCGTGAGGGCAACCATGACGTTTTGAACGCCAACTTCGGAGCGAAAATACTCCACCTGGTCGGACCCGCCGATAAAGCGGAAGTGAGGCATGCCCTTGTCCTGGGAATACCACTCAGCGAAAAGCACTTCGCGCATATACCGCGCGATGTAGTGCAACGCCTTGAAGGTCATCGGGCCAGTGGGCAACAGCGGCGCGAACTTCACGCCAAGGTCGGTCTCAAGACCGCCGGTCCACAGTGAGTCGAAGTCGTAGTTTGCGTTGGCCGTAAATTTGCTGGCGCTGCGCAGGTAAAGCTGGGCGCGCACGTCCGCATTGATGTATTGCGTGACGAGTTTCTTCATGGAGTCTTCCGCCATGACGTAGGAGCCCTTGAAGGCAGCGTAGCCTTTCTTCACGCAAATGTTCGGACCGCGGCCACGGAACGACTCAAGCCGGAGCGTGAAATCGACAGTGTCGGTGAGGTCCTGATTGCCTTGCTGGCCGCAAATGTCCAGGTCGCAAACGAAAGTGGGGATTGCCAGAGAATCACCGGGCGCGGCCTGCATCTGGACAACAGAACGGATGCTGTCAGACACGCCGGACGGGAAGACCCCGCCGCCGATGACGTTAAGGTAAGGGGAGTTGGCTGCAAGAGCCTTCGCGATAGTTCCGACTACGCGATTAGTGTCCTTTGTGGCGATGTCAGAAATCGCACTCGGGTCATCACAGAAAAAAGCCATAAGTAAAGGGACTTTCTAACGCTGGCGGCAAAGCCGACAGGAGTTTTACACCGGAAACTCAATCCGTCGCATGGAAGCAACCCCCATGCAGGGCATTTTGTTTTCGCTGTGGCCGTCAGCGGTTAGGCCGTCTCCCCGAGACCACCGGGAGGATTTAAGGTCTCAAATAAACAGTGCGCAGGGGACCGAAAAATGTCAACGTATTATTTCAACCGGGCAACCCGAGCGGCGCGCTCCGACATCAGCCGGTCCAGCACGGCTTTCGTCTTGACCTGGTGAATCATCACCTTGCCGCCGTCCCGGACCACGCGGGCCATTTCTTCGAGGCCGACGGTGCTGGTCGTCTCCCAACTGGCCCCGTGCGGAAAGTTCCGGTGAGGGAACCCGCACCCGGCGGTTAGCTGCCAATGAAAATGGTCGATGCAATTCGTGGGGATTGGGTCTCCGGTCACTTCGCCGTAATACGACGGCGGCGGATTTTCTGCGGTCGCGATGAGTGCCTCCAGGACTTCCCGGTGAAAAAAGTAGGGCGGCTGGACGGCTATTTTGTCCAAGTGGGACGGCCCGGTGTTAGTATCCTGCACTTCGTTGCTCCAGGCGACGCGGCCTTCATAGAGATACCGCGGCAGGTAGGGCGACAGGCACACGCTGTCGGCGTCGTGCATCAGGAACCACTTGAACGGAAACGTCAGCATCGCTTTCAAAAACAGTTTGTGCCGCATGAGCGTCTGCTGCCCGGCCCAACCGGCTTCCCCGAACCACTGGCAATGAACGCGGCTGTCGCTCACGCTAGTAATCGGAGCGTTCGCCGGGCTGAGGATGACCACCGGGCACCCGTGGTGAAGGTAAACCGGCAAGTTCGATTCTACTTGCAGCTTGTCGCCCGCGTATGCGCTGACGAAAATTCCAGTCTCAGGATTAGGATTCATAAAAGGCGCGGGCCTCCCGGCAAAGTTCAACCTGCCAGTCGGTTTTGATTGGGTGACAGAAACAGGTGCCCCGGTAGCAAATTCGGTAAGAGAGTTGTTGCCACGCCGCCCGCTCCGGGTCGGTCTCCGTGGCCTTGAAAACGTAGTCGCAAGGGTGCTCCAATTCCGTGAAGGCCCGGTGCTTCAGCCCCGCCTCGCACGCCCACGCGAGCATGGCGTAATCCAGGTAGGGGGTAATAGGATGGACCGGCACCCGAGCGCTAGCCTGCAACATTTTTTGGATGCTCTCCCGTGTTAGGAAATACGGCGGTTGAGCCGCAATCTTGGGGTAGGGGCTGGAGTGCGGGCGCGGTTCCGTCACTTCGTTTGACCAGAGCGTGTCTTCCGCTTCCGCATACAGCCGGTCCGGTATTTTGGCGCTGACGCAAAAGCTGTCGGCATCGTTGAGCAGAAAATACTTCTGTGGGAAGGTCAGCAAATACTTCAGGTGCTCGTGCTGCCGGGTCCAGCTATCCGCCCCAATATAGGCGCGCTTTCCAAGGTGCTTGGCCCAGTGCCCCATGATGGTAACGGGGCTGTCCTCCGGGGACATGATTATCACCGGGCAGCCGTGCGCGCAGTGGACCGGCATCGCCCGGCGGACCAGGTCGGCGTCTCCCTGATAACAGTGAACCGAAACTATCGTGTTTTCGTTCATCGCATGCTGTCGTAAATTTGTTTTGAGTGCGGTGTCAGTCCCGTGTAAAGAAAATCTCGGTATGTCCGCCGGAGCCCTTCCGATAGTCCGATTTTTGGGCTCCACCCAAGCGCGGCCATTTTCGAGCCGTCGAGCGCCCGGCGCGGGGTGCCGTCCGGTTTGCTCTTGTCCCATTCAATGTCACCACTGAAACCGACTGCCGCCGCGATACGGACAGCAAGCCCGGAAATCGTAAGTGCGTTGCAGCCCCCGATGTTGACCGGAGCCGTGGCGTTATAGTATTTCATAAGCGTAATGCAGGCGTCGGCGCAGTCGTCGGAGTAGAGGAATTCCCGCGTCGGTGAGCCGGTGCCCCAGCACACCACATTGTTGCCCTTCATTTTTGCCTCGTGGAATTTGCGAATGAGTGCGGGCAAGACGTGGCTGGATGTCAAATCATACTTGTCCCCCGGCCCATAAAGGTTCGTCGGCATGCAGGAAATGAAATCGCTGCCGTGTTGCTTCCGATACGCCTGGCAAAGTTTCAGGCCCGCGATTTTGGCCAGCGCATACCACTCGTTGGACGGCTCCAGGGGGCCGGTAAGCAGGCTGTCCTCCCGCACCGGCTGCGCGGCATCCCGCGGATACACGCACGCGGAGCCCATGAACAGAAGTTTCTTTGCGCCGTGACGGTGCGCGCCCTCAATCACGTTCATCTGAATCTGAAGGTTCTGGGCAAGAAATTCAGCCTCTTTTCCATCGTTGCTGCACACCCCGCCGACTCGGGCCGCGGCGAGAAAAACATACTCGGGCCGTTCGCGATGGAAAAATCGGAACACGTCGCGCGTCTCGCAAAGGTCCAGGTGGTCGTGGCTCAGGCCGATAGTGTTCTTGTAACCGGCGGCGGTGAGTCGGCGCATGATGGCGGACCCGAGCAAGCCGTTGTGACCGGCCACGTAAATTTTGGAATTAGGCTTCATACATGTCTGCGTCAACCATCATTTTCACGAGTTCCTCGAACCAGACTTTTGGCTTCCATCCTAACACTTCTCGCGCCTGCGTGGCGTCGCCGATTAGGATGTCCACTTCTGCGGGGCGGTCATACCGGGCGTCATACTCCACGTAATCCTGCCAGTTCAAACCTACGTGTTTAAACGCGACATCCAGGAATTCCCGGACGCTGTGGGTCTCGCCAGTCGCGATGACATAGTCCCCCGGCTCCGGCTGTTGCACCATGAGATACATAGCCTCCACGAAATCCTTGGCATATCCCCAGTCCCGCTTCGCTTCCAGGTTCCCAAGAAAAAGTTTTTTCTGGGTGCCCTGCTTAATGTTAGCAATGGCGCGCGTAATCTTGCGTGTTACGAACGTCTCCCCGCGCCGGGGACCCTCGTGGTTGAAAAGGATTCCGTTGCTGGCGTGCAGCCCGTAGGACTCCCGGTAATTCTTGGTAATCCAGTAGGCAAACACCTTGGCGCAGCCATACGGAGAGCGAGGGTAAAACGGGGTCGTCTCCCGCTGCGGAATTTCCTGGACCTTCCCGAACATTTCACTGCTGCTTGCCTGATAGTATCGGATTTTGGTGCTGTTTTCCCGGATGGCCTCCAGGAGCCGGACCGGCCCCATCGCCACTGAGTCGCAGGTGTATTCCGGGCAGTCGAAGGACACCCGGACGTGGCTTTGAGCCCCCAGATTATACACTTCGTCCGGCTGGATTTTTCCAATGAGCCGCGCAAGGCTGCTACCGTCGGTCAGGTCCCCGAAATGCAGGTTCAGGTCCTTGAAAATACCGTCGATTCGGCTGGTGTTGAGGCTGCTAGACCGACGAAGAATTCCGTGGACGGCATAGCCTTGTTCCAGGAGCAATTCCGCCAGGTAACTTCCGTCCTGGCCCGTGATTCCGGTGATTAGTGCTGTTTTCATGTTAGTAGGGTTTTGCGTGCGTATTCGAGAGCCGAAAAATCTTTGATGCCATGCAACCAAACCGCGCCGTCGGCCTTCAGCAGGGTCAAATCGTCCTCGCTCATGGTCGGAGCCTTCCAATGGAACTGCATGCCTTTGATTTCGGCGGCACCCCATCGGCGAAACTCCCCGGCTAGCGCGTAATCCCACCCGACATTAGGCGGCTCGCCCACACTCTTTACCAACCAGTTGAGAAACTTCAGGTTTCCGCTCATTATGCAATTTCCGTTGATGTGCTCCGCGACGGTCGGACCCTCAACCTTCACCCCGGCCACATACGCGCTGCCGTTGAAGGCGTCCCACTTCGCATTGAGCCACGGCAGCCACGCCCGGTGCAGCGGGCAGCAATCGGCCTCCATGAAAAAGGCTGCCTTGTAGCGGGGAGTCTTTGGGTTCTCCGCGCTCATGTGATACAGGTATTCCAACCCGCCGAAGAAAAGCCCATTGCACCCCCGAGGCCAGCCGGTTGACCGGCGCGTGCTGCGGTGAGTCAAGACGTTGAATTTTCTTGACACATGCTTGACTGATTCTGCATCCGGCTCGCAATCGAACCGATGGACGAAAAGAAAATCCGCCAGGCTAGAATGCGCGGGCTCCAGGTCGGCCAACAACCGGGCCAGCGCCATCGCCTGGGCCTTATCGCCCTCCCAGAACTGTAGCACCAACAGCATTTTGCGGCTGGCCGGTTTGACCAAGTGGATGATTGGGCTGCTCATAAATTCTTGTCCTTCGGCCCGTAAACGTGGTGCCCCAGATGCCCGGCCACGAGCCCGAAATCAACATACGGCTGGTGCCCGGCAGCGGCGGCACGAGTGCAAAAAGCCACGTCCTCGCCCATCCCGAGACAGCTAGCATTGCGGGCGTTCGATTGCGCCGCGGCCAGGGTGCTAAGCGCCAGCGCCGCGCTCTCTCCCGTCATCGGCCCGGACGTGAGTTGCTTTACGGCCCGGTCGATGGAGTCCATAGCGCTGTGTTCCGTGGACGTGAACCAGTTTCCGCCCATACCGTCCGGCCCGCGCGCGAGAAGCGGAAACTTCTTTTCGATGCTCTCGAAAACCGAACGGTGTATCAACAGGCAACCCGTTCCCACCCACTTCGTCGGCCTAAGTTCCTCCCGCGGCGAGCGGCGGCAGTCGGCATCGTGGTCCGGGTGCGTGCAGCCCTCATTATACACCGGCTTGCTGCCGCCGGGATTGCGCCCGAAATACAGCGCGCCGACGAGAGTTTTCCCGTGGCTGAGCAGCCGGTCGATGGTGTTGAAGCTGGCGAACGGCTCCGGCACATTGAAACCGGTATGAGCGTTAAACCACTTGGCATTGCCGAACGGAAGAATCATGTCGTCGTCGATGGTCAACATCCAATCCAGATTCGACTTGAGAAAATGGTCGGCGCACTTGTTGCGAGAGTGCGCAACGAACGCATCCCCGAAGTTGAGCATGCTTGCGGTGCGCCGCTTGTCCATAAGCTGAGCCACGCAGAACGCCGTCATCGGGTTCGTGTGCTTCAGCCAGGGCAGAACCAGCATGACCTTGCTTTGTAGCGCGGTCACGCTGTTAGTTGGAGTGGTGGCAATCATTGTTCCACAGTGGCATGTTGAAAAACTATGGATTCACACACCTTTCGGTATTCCTCTTCCGATATTGGTTTGGTGACAAAAGGACCGGACAAAACGTAATGCGTTTTATATGGGCCAGTGTGATTATCCAAATCCCCTTCTTGGCACACCCTCAATGAAGTGAAATCCCCGAAGGCGTTCAGTTCGTTATCAACCCCATACGGAATGACCAGCACCCGTCTTTTTTTATTGGCCTCCATACTATTTGTTAGCCAAGGCTCGTTCCCGTTCCTCGGTCACCTGCTTGCGGATGTCGTCCAGGGACTCCCCGGCGCTCTTGGTGAACTGGTCGCTGTCCTTCGGCTTCACTTTCGTCATGTCGCCGGTTGTGGGGGCGTTTGACTCCCGGAGCCTGCTCACGCTGGCGTTGCGCAGCTTGTCATACTTGACTTTGACATCGGCCAGTTCCTTTTCAATCGCAGTGAATTTGGCGTCCCTGGCGGCGTCGTTTCTCTGCTTGTGCAAAAGCTGGGCCAGCCCGGCAATCATAATCGCGCGCATTTCCGGGCTGTCATCCTGAAGGGCTGCTTTCAGATTGGCCTTGGTTTCCGTGACAAACTTGTTGTGTTCCTCGGTCGCCTTTCGGGTGGCTTCGTCGGCCTTCGGGTCAGCCGCCTTTTCGTTCAGCCACGAAAAACCCTCGGACTTGGTCATTTCCGTCAAGTGTTTTTCGGTGTCGGTGTTGTGGCGCGTCGCGGCCTCGGTCGCAACCTTGGTTTTCTCCGCGATGTATTCTCCGATGTTCTTCTTGGTCGCTTCGATTGCCTGGGCCTTCTCGAATTTCTTCTGGTCGATGTCCGCAATCTTGGATTCGATGGTGCGTTGCAGCGCCGGGTCCTTAATGGCCGCGTAAATCTTGTCCATCATAACATTCTCCGGCCCTCCGTGCTTTTTGATTTCGGCTAACACTTCGGGAGTGATAACCGGTGACCGGGCAAGTTGCGCGTAGATGAATTCGTGCGTTTGCGAGATTGCTTTGTCGTATTCCTTGAATTTCGGGTCGGCCTCCACGTCGAGTTTGGCGCGCCAGGTCCTATGGTCCTCCAATTCCTTGAGCGCTTCCGGCGTCGGGGCGTTTTTGACCTTCTCCGCATACTCCGCGTTCTCTTTTCGGAGTTTTTCGAGTTCCGCGGTCGCTTTCGCTATCTCCTGGGCGGCGCGAATCTTTACAGCGGTGAAAGCCTCGCTCGCTTTCGGGCTGGCACCCGTCGGCAGCGTCGGGGAGTCTTTGAAAAGGGCTTCCGCTCTCGTTTTTTCGTCGTCGGCTTCCTTTTGCCTGACCGCGGCGGCGTCCACGTCGGCTTTTTCCTTGGCCAACTCTTCCGGCGACTTGGCCGGGGCTTCGGCGGCGGCTTTTTCTTTGGCCGCAGCCTCTTCGGCTTGCTTTTGGAGTGCGTCGAGGGCGTTACCGGCGTTTCCGTCATCGGACGGCGCGCCGGTCTTTCCCATGATGTCCTGGGAAGCGAGTTTTGCCGCTACTTCGGCGTTGTGCGCAGCCGCATCAAGGGCTGCTTCGGGTTTGATTTCGATTTCGTTTGGCATAGGGGTTTATTCGTTGAGTTTTTGACCGTCAGAGTGAGCAGAATCGTCCTCCAGCGAAGGATATTCGCTTGTGGGCGGGGGGACAAAGGGCGGATGGACCGCCAAGGACATCAGTTCCTTCAGGGCCGACTGAAAACCTTTCAGTTCTCCGGCCTGGACAATGAAACCGGTTTTGTCGCCTCGGTAAACGAGGGCGGGGGCGCTTTCGGCCAGCTTCGGAAGGAGTCGCTGACCGGTTCGTGTTAGCAGGAAGGCCCGAAAAAGGTCGATGTCTTCACTGTCCCAGAGTAGTGCGTCAGTTGTGATTTCCATAGTGTCTTTCTGCGAGTGCGTCGAGGGCTTGTCCAGGTGTTAGGCCAGGAAAATACTCTTTCTCCGTCACGGCGGTCATGTCCTTGAAAGGCATGCTTCCGACAAACGTCTCAAAGGTTAGCAGCGGGGCATTGCTGGGGTTATTCACCCACGCAGTTTTGGCCGGATTCTTCCACTCCCAGTGTCCCCAAACCTTTTTGCGGTAACGGCGAAGCTTGAATTCCGCCTTAAGGGTGCCCCAAGTGGGCAACGTGTTACGAAGCCCCAAGAATCGGTGAGGGACGTGGTAGCGCTCCCACAGGCGATTAAGAAATCGAAAAATTCTGTAATTCATTGGTGGTCATTGGGGTGTTATTGTTGCGCTTCCGGCGGGGGTGGGCCGACGGCTGCGGTTATGGCGTGCCCTTGGGCATCGTGCTCCATGCTCTGTTGTTGAAGTTGTGCGGCCTGGGCGTCGAGTTGCTTCAGATTCGCAATCTCCGGTCCGGCCTTTTTCAGAAAGTCGAGAATGGGCTTGATTTTGTCCTTCGGCGCGCCCTGGGATTCCCACATATTGGCGTGCTCGTTGATGTGGGCCACAATTGCCTCGAAAATCCCGGTGTGGCTGGCCCCGCCCATCATGTCGGCGGCTTGTTTCTCCGCAATCGGCATGAGCACATTCAAATGTATCTCGTGGCTGTCCCGCGGAGACACCGGCACCGGCTGCCCTTGCAGAATCAGGCTCAGTTCGAGTTGCTGCAACCGCAATTGTTCGGCCTGCTCCGTCGGGTCGTTCGTCGGGAGCAGCACTTTCTCGATAAAATCCGAGCCCACGCGCGCAACACCGTCCTGCACTTCGAGGGCGCGCTGGTTATAAAGGGGGTTGCCCTTCTTTTCACCGGCAAACGCGGCAATCATCTGGCGTTCTTGCGGTGTTAGGTCGCGCACGGTGCTGGCAACGGCGGAATTGGCCAGTTCGTCGATTTCCTCGCGGGTCATGTGCTCCAGCAACTCCGCTTGCGCGGCCTTGGCGTCCTCGTCGAGGGTCTCCGTGTCGCAAATTCGCTTCTGCATCGTGCGCACCATGCAAACGAACTGCTCCAAAAATCGGGTAATGCGCACGTCCTTGGTCTCTTCCTCGCGCGCGGCGAACAAATCCACTTCGGCCTTGGTCGTGCGTTCGCCGCCGAACTGCCGCGGGGACGTGTTGCCGATAAGTTGGTCGGCTAACAGGCTCAAATACGCGTCCAGCTTGAGAAAAGGCTCGATATTTCCGTCGATTTTCTGCTCCAGGACCTTCCAATTGTCCGGCAGGATGATAGTCGAGCCGACGACGTTCATTTTGAACGTGTGAATGCGCTTCGGGTCGCCCTGGACGAGAGTTTTGCCGCTGAGAATGGACCTGTCCACAACTTCGTTGCGAGTCCGGTCAATCATCCCGGCCAATTCGTAAAGGTCGCGGCCAATGCCCTTGCTTCCGTGCATGGTGCTGTTGCCTTTTTGGAACGCGAAGAACGAGGAACAGCTTTCCATGCTCTCGAACCGGTCTTCCTTGGTGAAAATTTCGAGCATGTCCGCGCTGGCCAGCCGGTAGTGACTCACCTTGCCGGTCACTTCGCGCACGAGCAGCGTGTAAACGGTGATAACAGACGCTCCGGCCATGTAGCTCACGCCTACCGTTAGTTCCCGGATGGCGTTCTGATACCACGTTTCGATGGTGCCACCGATATTGAGCAGGTCCCGAATCTGGCTAGGCGACGCAGTGTTGATGGCCTCGATGGTTTTGGCGATGTTCCATCCGATGGTCTCCGCGGTCTCCCGGTCCTTAATGTTCTCGAACATTTCGTGCGGAAGATACGTTTCCTTCAGCACGATGAACTGGGCGTTGTTCGAGTATTGTTTGCAGCCGTCGGGAAGAAAATTTTCAGATTGACAAAAAGCCTTGGGGAACCAGGTGAATTCGTCGAGCCAGGCCGCAACGCTGTGGCCGAAAAGCGCGTTGTCGAAAGCGATGTCCTCAACGAGCGTCCGCCAGCCGGGCCGGTTGCGGATGGTCTTGGTGACTACTTCGCGGAACTTCTCCGATTTCTCGGTTGACTTCTCCCACTTGTTGCTGAGTGTGGCATCCGTTAAATACTTGACACCCGCGACGGCTTCGCAGAACCGGGGGGCAACCTTCTCCATCCAGAGCGGCAACGGCTTGGTGGTGAAATTCTGCTTCCACCCGAGCCCTTCGGCTTCCATCCTAACACTGTCGAAGGGCCGTTCCGCGTTATACTTGGCGAGGATTCGGGAGTTGACAACTTGCCGGGTCTTGTTCGCGGCGATGATGGTTCGGATTACGTCCATCGCCTGGGCGGCGTCCTTGATGGCGCGCTGAGTCGGGGTCCCCTTGGCATCAATCATCGGCGATTGCACCAATCCCCCGGCGGGGTTCCAATTGGCTCGCGACTGATAAGCTTGGTCAACAGGCATAAGTGTCTATTTAAACAGTGCTATTTCTTGACCCGAATGGCAAGCCAGAATCCTTTCGGGCACTTCTCCGAAGCCAGGGGCGTCTTTGCGTCAACCGGGCAGCCGCACACGCTGCATTCTTCTCGTTCCCAGTCGAAAAACTTGCAGGTGTGGCAGTTGTTCAGTCGATTAAGGTGCGTGCCGGGGTCAACCAGCGTCCGGTAGCCCCGGAGCCTCCACCACTGGAGCCGGAGCATCGCCCACGCGTAATGAACGGCGCGCATCATGGCGTCCTCCGTTTCCGCCAGCAATGCGGAGGGAGTTCCGCACTATCCACAACGTCGTGGTCAACCCACACGCTGACCGGCAGGCTCTCCCCGAGAACGCAGCATCCGTTTAAACGTGCATCCAGCGTTCGCCCGCCGAGAATTTCCTTCTGCATTTCCCGCACGGCAGCGCGGCAACTACTGCACCCCTCCGGCAGCGCCGTGTTGTTCGGACAACTCGCGCACACCGCAGCCCGGTTCGCGGCGTCGCGTGGGTTCGCCCACGGAAGCCGATTGCCGGGAATTAGTCCCCGAATAAAAGACAGATATTGCAAAACGCGTCCTTTCATGGAAGACACTTTTGTCTGGTGAAGTGTCGCGTCGCTGATTTCCGCGCAGTGCGCCGGATTTCGCATGCACGCCTGGGCATCTACTTCGGCATCAACATTCCCCACCGGACGCCCGGCACGCGTTCGGTAGGCCGCAACTTTTCGCTTGACTTTCGGCCAGTCGGTAGCGCGGATTACAGCGCCGTCGGCGTCCTTGAAAAAATATCCATCGCGCGGATACAGATTGACGTTGATTGTTTTTCTCATAAAATTGGGTCCTCCCGCTCCAGGTAGTCCGTCCGATTGCTTGGGTCGATACGAACACCGCCGGGATACACGCGGGTATCCTCCCAGCCGTCCACGTCGGTCCCCAGTTCGGCCATGTTGCCGCTGCCTCTTTTCATACTCAAGATTACCCCGGAGCCTTTTCGGGCAGCGAAGACAAAGAGGGTCAAAGAGTCTCCCTCGTCCGGGGACTCGTGCCCACGGCTGACATAGTCCTTCTTGCTCTCAACCTTCTTCTGCTTGCCGGTAGTGACAAATTTTCTTTGGGTCACCTGCACTGTTAGCTTCTCCGTCACCATCGAAGGATGCAGCAACAAGTAGCCGAATTCCCCGTAGGCGCGCAGCCCAAACCACAGTTCACAACAGACGCGGGAAAATTCCTCCATGCAAGTCTGGGTGTCTTCCTCCATGAGTTTCGTTTCACTGGGGTTGTTGCTGTAGTTGACATCGTGGATGGCCGGGCTCCAATCGTGCTTCATCAAGTCGGCGATGCCGGAGCCGTGGCCCGTCCGGTCGCAGGCGAAAAAATCTGGCTTCACCCCGGCGCGCTTATTCAACTCGATAAGCTTGGCGCTCATGGCTACCGTGTCGCCCTTGGGCAGCATGAATTGCTGGTTCGCTTGCAGCCCCCACTGGGTTATGTTTCGCCCGTCTTCGTCCTTGAACATTATGACCCGCCCGTTCGGGAATTCAATCGACGGCGGCTGCTTCATGCCGGTGGCGCGGCCCCAGAGACCGAGAGTGAAGGGCGCACCGGCCCCGCCCTCAAGGGCCAAGTCGCACGAGGACACCGGGACCGGTTTGTCAAGCCAAATAAATTCCCCGCGCATAGCATTCAGCATACCCGGCGGGATGACGGCCAACTCAATGCCCTGGGGCGGATATGCGCCGCGGCCCATCGTGAAGTAGCCAGGGCTGTTGATGCCTCCCGCGTTCTTGGCGATGGCGGCGAGACCGGCGCGCGATTGCAACCCGGAGAAAATTATCTTGCCCGCGATGACGTTCTCGGACCGCTCGCCGTCGAGCCGCAGCACGTCCCACCCGCGCTTGGATTTCCACTTGAAGTGTTTGTCCACGTCGAAGCCCTCCCACCCGAAGGTAGGTTCGGCGCGCTGGCCAACTTCGTTGCGCTGGTTGCGGGGATTGAAGGCACCGAAAATCTTGAAGCCGGTTACGACTCCCGCTTCTTCCACCTGGGACAGCACGTTGTCGATGTCGCCCCACACGCCCACGGGGATGTTCTCAATTTCGTCCAGGAAGAAAAACAGCCGGGTGAGCGGACCGAATATCGGATGCGGAACGGGCCGCGGCACCCTTTTTGTTCCCTGGATTCGCCCGGCCTTCTTCGTCTTGCCCACGGGTATTACTAACCCCTTGATTGCGCCAGATTGCGCGCGCCTGGACCTGCCGATGAATAGCTCCCCCACTTCTCCCGGCATTGGTAGCGAAGCGCGGGAGTGCAGGTTGACCAGATGCGAAAAAAGGTTTGTCTCCAGGTGGTCCTCGCTAGGGCCGA